CAACTGCAAGCGTTACAACTCTCCCACCGTTCTTCCCACCGTTCTTTCCACCGTTCTTCCCACCATTCTTTCCACCGTTCTTCCCACCATTCTTCCCACCATTCTTTCCACCATTCTTTCCACCATTCTTTCCACCATACTTCCCATATTTTCCAGGCGAGTACTACTCAATTGCAAGTGATACTGGAATTATGACACCAGATGGACTTAAAAGTGCAAAAGATGTTGTTGTTGGGGATACTCTCCTTGCAGTAAATATTCCAACTGGTGATTTAAATTCATCAACAGTTGAAACATGGACCGCAGACAACTTAATATTAAACGAAACAAATTTTGTAAACACAACAGTTATAAGTGTTACATCTAGGCCAGTAACAAGTGTTGTTGTGATTAATGGTGACATGTTTTCTACTCATCATTACATTTTAACCAAAAAAGACAATATTGTTCGTTTTATAAACTCAACAGACTTAGATCTTTCTTATATGATTTATAGCAGACAAGAAGAAGGATTTATAAATATTAGTGAAATTGAAGTTCTTGATTATGAAGAGACAGTATTCTCTATTAACTGTGAACCATATGATAACTTCTTTACACAAAGTATGTTAGTCTTTGACCGCCCTGAAGATACTCCTTAAAACAGCACTACTTTTGAATAAAATATTCACAAAAGCAACTGTGATATAATTATAAAAAAGGAGTTTTAGGGTGTATGAGGAAATAAAAAAAGAAGAAAACAATCCTTGGTTTTCAAAAGATAGATTAGAGTCAGCAAATTTTAGATTATTGCCAAAAACAATTAATAATATTAATGTTACCAATCCAGGATTAGGACTTAATATATATGAAAATGCAATAAATAAAAACGATTGTCAAAAATATATTAATGTTTTAGAATCAACACTTAATGGACAAACAAAATGGAAATGGGCTCCAGCACAAGTAACAAATTCTGATAAACCTATTAAATTTGCAAGAGATTGCTCTGATTTTAAGTATAAACCAAAAGATTTAGGCCCTATAGATTTAGAAAATAAAAATCTTATTGAAATGCATAATGAAATCTACAACATATTAAAATTGTGTGTAGATGACTATGCAAATTATTGGGGATTTTCTATTAATTATTATGAAGCAATGAATTTTGTTAAATATGAAGGCTCTGGACAACAGTTTAGAATTCATTCTGATCATGGACCTAATTATGCATGTACAGTATCTGCTGTAATTTATCTTAACGATGATTATGAAGGCGGAGAACTTTACTTTCCAAGATTAGACAAACTAGCCTATAAACCAAAGATAGGAGATATAGCAATTTTTCCATCTAATTATATATACGAGCATGCGTCTTTGGATATGATTGAAGGTACTAAGTATTGTGTTGTTATTATGATGGATTTAAATGATAATGCTCATAAAAATCATTAAACTTTTATGCTATACTTTTAATTATAAAGAAAAGGATGTTGTATGACAAATTTAAATTTTTTAGAAAATCAATCATGGTCATCATTTGAAAATTTAGGAAATGGCATTTTTGTTTACCACGATGTTTTAACAGAAGACTTAAACATTATTGAAACAATAGAAAAAGTGATGCAAGATAAAACAAATTCTTATAACTGGGGACCAGCCTATGTTGGATACCAACAATTAATGCCAGATTACCGAGACTGTGTTGATTTTAAATATAAAAAAACTGACATAATTAACGATAAATCAGAATCAGGATTAAAATTGCAAGATTTGTGGCAAAAAATTTATGATAAAGCCAAAAAGGTAGTAGATTCTTATTCTGCAACTTTTAATTTAGGAGAACTTCGATACTGGGAGGCAATGAATTTTGTTAAGTATGGCCCAGGACAACATTTTATGGAGCACCACGATCATGGATTTTCTTATAACTGTGTAGTTTCTTTAGTTGGATATCCAAATGATGATTATGAAGGTGGAGAACTTTATTTTAGATTACAAGGGCTTAATCTAAAAGCAAAAAAAGGAGATTTATTTATTTTTCCATCTAACTATATGTATCCCCACCAAGCAAAAGAAGTAACTTCTGGAACTAAATACTCTATTGTTACTATGCTTGACTACAGTAATAAATTTCATAATCCAAAATTTTATGAAGAAACAAATGATTAATATTTATGATTAGAGCAGAAATTGAAAAAGATTCTGGTGTAAAACTAGAACCATTAAGCATAAAAAGAAAATGGATGGATGACGTATCGAATGCTCATGCATATAACTGTTTTCCAATTTCTTTAACAAATGGTCTTGGCTGGGGTATAAGTTTTCCAGAAGACATAGTTTTTATTTGGGACGGTATTGACACAGACAAAGAAGAAGGACATATTAGAATTATCAAAGGAAATAAATATGTAAATGAAAATAGAAGAAGTGCAACTTTAAGTTTAAATACTTTTACAAAATTTGTTACCGATAAAGATATTACACTTCTTACTATGCCAGTACCAAATTTATTTTTAGATACAGTAATTCCATATACAACTTTAATTTCAACATCTTTTTATCCTCATCCATTACCTGCTGCTTTAAAAATAATTAAACCAAATGTTGCAATTGTTTTGCCAGCAAATAAGCCAATACTTTCAATTATTCCAATTTCTTTAAAAAATATTAATGATACAGAAATGCACATTTATAACCTTGAACACCATAAAGATAATGAATTAAACAGTAAAAGGTATGGTGACGCTTCTAAAAAAATAAATCAACAAGGTGAGTGGACAAATTTTTATAGAAATGCAACTAATGAAAAAAAAGAAAGTATTGGAAAACATGAAATTAAATCTTTTAAATTAAAAACATATGATAAAAGGAAAATTGATGGAAAATAAAAAAATTAATTTTATTGCAAACAGAAGATGGTTAAGTAAACAAAGTGAGTTTAGGCCACAACCAATAATGAAAACAATTCCAGATTGGTATAGAAAAGCCGACAGATTTTTTAAAAATGTAGAAACTGGAGAGTATGCTATTGGTGAAGATAAAGGAAAAATTCCTACTTGGAAAGCCTGCCCATCAATGTTTGACATTATGGGAAGTGGTTACACATATTTAACACCTTGTGATATTAATTTTATTTATGATAAAGATAATAAACTTATTGTTGAAATTGAAGACTCAAACTATAAAGATTTTTGTACACCAAGATCAAGTTTACCAGGCTTTGTAAAACCATCAGGATACTATGAAGATCATTTTGCGTGGTTTCCAGATTGGGGAGTTCAGGTTCCAGAAGGATATAGTGTTTTATATTCTCATCCATTTAATAGATTTGAACTTCCATTTTTAACTATTTCAGGAATCATCGATAATGATAAGATTGCATTGCCAGGTTTTATGCCATTTTTAATGAGTAAAGATTTTTCTGGAATTGTTCCAAAGGGAACCCCATACGCACAGATGATTCCTTTCAAAAGAGAAGATTGGGATAGTGAGTTTGAAATTCCAACATTTTCTAAAATGATTTTAAACAGTAAAAAAAATGGTGATAAATATAGAAAACCAGATGGGGGAATATATAAAAATGAAGTTTGGGAACCAAGAAAATACAAATAGAAAAAATGGTATAATAAAATTATGAACAAAAAACTTTCCTATCATTATTATAAAAAAATAGCAAACAAAGTAGAGCCACACAGGTTTTCAATAACACCATCTGGATTTTTTGGATCATCAGCAGACAATATTGTAGAAATTGAAAATTTTATGACAAAAGAAGAACTTGAAAAAATATTTACTTTTGCAAAAAGTATAAAACATTGGGACTATACAGAAACACATTATAATGAAGATGGAACAATTACCTATGAATCAGAATACTGGAAAGACCGTGTAGCAACACAAAAAACTATAGATGAGCATGATTTAACAATTAGTCCAGCAATAACTGAAATAGTAAATAGATTAAAAATTATTGTTGATGATTTTTTTCAAGTAGATGCTCTACAAACACCACCAGCAATAGTTAGATGGCTTCCAGGACAATTTCAAAATCCACATGCAGACAAAGAACTTCACGAGGGCGACAATGCTGGAAAACCAAACGATTTCCCACATTATGATCTTGCAGGTTTATTTTATTTAAATGATGACTATGAAGGAGGAGAATTGTATTTTCCAAAACAAGGCATTCAGTTTAAACCAAAACCAGGTGCAGCATATTTTTTTCCAGGAGATTTAAATTATGTTCATGGAGTAACAGAAATTAAAAGTGGAATAAGATACACTTGCCCATTTTTTTGGACTATTATGTCTCATAGGGATAAAAATGTCTAATATCAAGTATGAAATTTTGTATCCAAAAATTTATTTATATAAAGATTTAATACCCAGTCCAGAAATATTAGTTCAGATGCTTAAGGATTCAGAAAATAATCCAGGTAGTAGCAAAGTTTTTATGGACTGGATTCCTTGGCATATATTTGGAACATATTTAAATCAAACACCAATTCCCGAATTAATTCTTGAAAATGTTTTAGAATTAGAAAAAGATGAAAAATTTAAAAATGAATATAAATATGCAAAAATAATTTGGGATGCATTTCACACAGCAACAAATCATTTTTTAAATGAACATAATGTAAAAAAAGGTGATGATTGGATTACTATGGGTCCTTCATATTCAAAATATTTTCATGATGATAGTTTAGACTCATACGAAAATGTAATGGTTCACCATACTGATTTTGTTAGAATTGAAGCAGATATGCCAGGAAATAAATTTGCATTAACATGTACGATGTATTTAAATGATGACTATGAGGGCGGAGATATTGATTTTATTATTAAAAATGATCATATCTCATATAAGCCAAAGGCTGGTGATGTTTTAGTTTTTCCTTCAGGACATCCAGATATATTGTCAAATGGAGAGATGTATCTTCACGGTGTTAAAAAAGTAGAAAAGATAGACAAATATCTAATTAGATGTTTTTATCAGGTTCCATACTCTGGATCTCCAGAATGGTTAGAAAATCAAAAAAAATACGGTAAAGAAGTGTGGGCAGAAATGGAAAAGAAAAGAATTGAAGAAGGAAGAAAGTATCAATATGACTCTTAAACAGTGCACTTGTGGCAGATCGGCGTCTTATCCATATTGTGACGGTACTCATAAAATAAAAAAACAACCTGAACCAGTTAAATCAAAAAAAAATACAAAAGATATGCTATAATTGTATTATGTTTCAAGACGATCCTAACATCACAAAACTAGATGACAAGATTTTTTTGTATAAAAATTTTATATCAAAAGAATACGTAGAATTAGTTAATGAGGCAACGGCAAAATTAGAAATAAGCAACCATTGGTTTGACGAGATAGAGTTTAAAGTAACTACGGCTATGCCAGAACTTCTTCCAGTTTGGAATAAAGTTTCAGAGTTTCTTGCGCCAGAGTATGTTATTCATCCAATGGCTAGCATGTTGTACTTTGGTGAAGGAAAACAAATGTTGCCACATTGCGACAGTCCTGGTGAAGACATGACAGAAGCGTTAACAGTTCCTGATGTTTGGGGAACCTGTTGTGTTCTTTCCTGGGGTGCTTGTGTTTATTTTGGAGATTTTACTGGAGGAGAAATTTACTATCCAAATCAAAACATTGAAGTTCCAGTTCAACCAGGAGATTTAGTAATTCATAGCGCACTAGCATCACATGAACATGGAGTTAGACCAGTAAAAACTGGACTAAGGTATACATTTTCTAATTTTTCTTTAAAGCCAGAAAAAAATCCAGGATCTTTTTATAACTATGGAACTCCAGAGCAGGAAGAAAAACAAAAAGATTTTTATTCTTGGCTTGAACCATTATTTAAAAATGATAAATCAGTAATTTTACCAGAACTAACAAAATACAGTCCTAGTGAATAAACTTGCATAATGCATAGTAATTTAGATTTTGAAGTATCTACTAAGTTATTTATTAAAGGATTTACTATAAATGCAAATCAAAACATTAATTCTTTTAAAAGTATAATTTCATCTCTTTGTCATAATTATGAAGAAAAACATTTTTGTGATTTTGACCATACAAGTGTTCACAGTAATTTTTTAGGAAAAAGAATTGGTGAAATACATGTTGAAAAAATTTCTTTTGGTAAATCAAGATCGTGGGGTTTGCGAAATATTTTTGTATCAGGACCATCAAAAGCAGGAACTTTTGTTCAAAATTTTTCTAATGAAGATATTTTTCAAGAATCAGGTTTTATTGGATTTGTTAGTTTAGATAATGGATATTTTGTTTTAAAAATAGTTGATAATATATATCCAGCAGAAATTCAATTTGATTTATATCTAAATAATAAAATGACCGATTTTCAAATTATAATTGATCATTTAAGTGCCCCAGCCCTGCAAAGTGATGGACTTGGAATGTTTAATTATTCGTATAATGTGTCATATTTTACAAATCAAGATAGCATAATTTCAAAACAAAACAAAACAATTGCACCATACAAAATAAATAATTTTAATAAAGAAAACAATAGTGTTGTAACGTTAAATCAATTAAAAGAAATAGAATGTTATTTTTGCAATAACACTGCAAAATATTCTGCTTTTTATGGTTTTCCTAGAAAAATTATTATTCTTTGCGAAGAGCATAAGGATTTTGGATCAACTAAAGAGTTTAATTTTGATCCAAGTTTAGAAGATGACATAAGAGACCTTGAATCTAATAAATATAAATTAATTAGAGATAAAAACGATTTTGGCAATTATAGTAAAAATGTTAAAAATGACAATAGTTCAGATTAGTGATATAATAAATACATGACTTCTTCTATTATAGAAAACATAGATAGTTCTGTTTTTATTTATCATCAAAATAAAGATATAGATTCTACTCAACTGGGAGTTACAACAAATAGAATTGTAGAAATTCCCAACTTTGTGTCTTTAGATATTGTTCCAAAAATGATAAATTTTTTTGAAAATTGTGGTATTGAATGGGGAGACATTGCTTTTTATGGTTCTTCTGGAAAAGGTCTTTTGACAGATAATGAAACAATGAAAAAATTTGATTTACCAGAAAATTTTTTTAATGACCTTAAAGATAAATATCAAGAATCAGTTGAAAAAGTTTTTAATACAAAAGTAAAAGCAAATACTTCTCATGCACAAAAATGGGATGTGGGTGGATTTGCAGCACCACATTCGGATAACTCTGATCACGAAGGAAAACCAAATGCTTTTGAAATTAACAAATATGTTGGAATACTTTATTTAAATGATGATTATGAAGGTGGAGAATTATATTTTTGTGATAAAAATAATAATATGGAGCCATATCTTTCTTTTAAACCAAACGCATATTCTTATTACGTTTTTCCAGGCGGAGTAGAAAATATTCACGGAGTAACTGAAATAACAAAAGGCACAAGGTATACTATGGTTTCTTTTTGGGATTATGCAAATGTTGAGTACAGTCAAGAAACTCTTGATAGATGGAAATCAGAAGAAAAAGAAGTTAGAAAACAACAAGCAAAACAAAAAGAAGATTGGGCAAAAGGAATTAAATGAAATCAAAAGAGTTATACGATAAAATAGTTTACTATTATGATTTATTTCCTAATGACTTAAATCTTGTTGAATTAATTGAAAAAGACGAACTCTCTACTGAAAGTAAAATTACAAAGTGGAAATCCTGGGGTCCAAACGATAATAAGGTAGTTTATGGAAAACAAAAATTAATAGACAATACAAATGATGACCCTAATGATTCTAAATTTGATTCTTTTATAATTACAACAATTAAAGACGCTATTCTTGAATGTTCATCTAATTATTCAAACAAATATTCTATAGATATTGGAAATTTAACTCCACTATCCATAAGTAAATATTTTGAAGGAAAAGGCATGGGGCCTCATGTAGATTCTTATAGTGAGACTCCAAAAGAAATTCTTTCTATTGTTTTGTACTTAAATGATGACTACGAAGGTGGCGAACTTTATTTTAAAAATCAAAACATAAAGGTTAAACCAGAGGCTGGAAGTCTAATTGCATTCCCATCAGTAGACCCATACTTTCATGAATCTTTACCAGTAAGTTTTGGAATTAAGTATATAAGTCCAGGTTTTTGGATTAAGTATTAGTAATAGTTTTATAAAAATAAAAACTATACCTAATGTATAACTATAGAGTTGTTAAAAAATAAAAACTCTGCTATAATAAAACATATAGTTAAATTTAAGGGGTATCATGTCTGACGTATTTTCTTTTCGCTTTTCTGATGATTTTGTAAACAAATATATTGAAATTGAACCACCATTTGGGTTCAAAGATGCAGGTGGAAACTC